TCGCACCGTCATCGAGAACGATCGCTGCGTAGGCTACAAGTACAAGGTCAGCCCATACGTTGACTACGCCATTGGAGCCGACGGCATCGCCACCAAGGGCGCCGACCGCTACATTGCCATCGGTCACTTCGGCTATCTGGCAGAGCAGCAGCACGGCGAACTCCGCTTCAACATCGACGGCACCAGCCAGGCCAACTTCGACCGTGGCACGGTTGCTATCGGCATGAGCACCGACTACTCTCTGACCGAGCTCTCCGGCAAGGTGAACGGCGGCGACGGCACTCCGCAGGCATTCGCCCTCATCAAGCTCGTCGAGCCCGCATCTTCTAACGAGATTGGCGGCTAATCCCTCTCACAGTGAATCAAGGTTCATAGTTACTTGATAAGTCGGCTGGCGGGACTCCCCCGATGCGCAGCAAAGGCCGTGAGGCCCGCCAGCTTTTCTTTCAATCAGTAATCACGTCAAGCACAAAGTAATATGGGACTCTTAACCGACGCTTTCTTCAAGTCAGCCCTGGAGAGCAATGCCGACCTCATGGCAGCACTGCCCGCCCACGCCATCTACAACAACATAGCCGACCCCGACTATGACATGGAGAACGTGGCCGTGCCGTACATCATCGTGAACAACGACGGTGGCAACAACGACACACAGACCAAGGACGACTACGAGGGAGCCGAGGATAAAGTGAACATCAGCATCCGCATCGTGGCAAAGACCAACGATTCGTTGCGTCAGATGGCCGTCGCCGTGCGGCGCACCGTCCACGACTACATGCAGGCATCAGCCGAGCGCATAGATGCCGGCACACCAGTCGAGAACGACGACCTACGTCCATACGACTACGACTTCTCGTTCAGCGACGTAAGTTACGAGCCGCAGAAGCCCAGCCACACGATTATGCTCTATTACCAGTGCTCGACACCTAACGAAATATTCGCAGAACCATGAGCAAAGAGAAGGAACAAAAGCAGCAGGTCGCTACTGGCACTGCCGCACCCGAAACCCCCGTCATCCTCCGCGCCAAAAGCCGTGAGGAACTTGACACCCAGTTCCAAGAACTGAAGGCCAAGCACGACGGCCACACTCTCACCGCCGGAGCCGTAGCCCGCTCGAAGGACGACGGCACCTATATTCTCAGAGTTGACATCAATTAAAATACATAATAATATGACATCACTCAAAGGACAAAATATACGCATTCTGCTTCAAGAAGGCACCAAGTTCAAGGTGGTGGGCAAGAGCACCAACTGTACGGTGACGCTCACAGGCAACACCGACGACGCATCAACCAAGGATGATGTGGCACTGGCAAGCAAGCCTGAAATCACATCGAAGTCATGGTCAGTACAGGTGGAGTCGCTCGATGTGACAGACACCGCAGCCGTGCTCAACGCCATCAAGAACCTCACACCGTTCACCCTCATCTGGGACGAGACGGCCACCGCCGACAACCAGACGGCACAGGCAGCAGCCTACAGCCGTAAGGGCCAGGCCTACCTGAATGACGTAACCTTCCAGTGGGAAGACAGAGCTAACTCCACTAAGCAGCTCCAATTCACAGGCAGCGGCGCATTGGAGAAGGTCAGTACAGCACCAGAAATGGAAATCGTCACCGTTGATGGAGCCTACACCAAGGGTCAGTACGTGCGCCTCTTCCTGGGCAGCGACAACAGCGCAGTGCCAGCGAAGATTGTGGCAGCCGCCAAGTCGCTCTCGCTGCATGTCAGCATGAGCCTCGAAGACGCTACCACCAAGGACACCACCGGCGACTGGCAGGTACAGGAACCCACTGCCCTCAGTTACGACATCTCATCGAACGCGCTTGTGAGCAGTGGCGACACCATCACCTCCACCGTGCAGGGTCAGGACTTCGCCTCTATTGAGGACATCTACGAGGCCGGCACGCCAGTGCGCTTCCAGATTGCGAACGTCAGCGGCGCGAACAACCGCACCAAGGGAGCCATCATCTGCTCCGGCTCGGTGGTCGTCACTCAGCTCACGCTGAACGCCCCGAACCGTCAGAATGCCACCTACGACACCCAACTCACCGGCTACGGAATATATCAGGTTGGCGCATAGCATCCTCACCAGCGGCGGGCGGCAACCACCGCCCCCGCTTTTTGTCCAGTATGTTGCGATTCCATCGCAACCCCACCTCAAAACATCAAGAAACTATGATCCACGAAGAAATAACCATTGCAGGCAAGCCCGTCACACTGGGCTACTGCTACGCAACAGAAATCGCCTACAAAAACCTGTCTGGCGAAGACATCGCCACCATCATCCAGGAGACCATCGCCTGTGTCAACGCCCAGCCCGCACGGATGCCCGATACTAAGCGCAGCATCTACCTCGTTCTGTCCGCTATCATGGCCTACTACGACAGCAAAAACGAAGACGCGCCCATCAAGGACACCGACCTGATGAGAGAGACCTCGCCCCTCGAACTCGGCATAGCCCTCGGCACCATCATCAACCTTTGGGCGCAGTTCTACAACATCCCCAAGGGCGAGCCAGCCGACAAGCCAGCGAAAGGAAAGGGCAAGAAGGGAAAAAACTAACCAACGCCCACGACATCTACCAACTGCTCGTGGGCGAGATTGGAATCCCTCGCCGTGAGTTTCTCTACGACATCCGCTTCTGGGAGGTTCGCCGCATCATACGTGGCTACCGCCAGCGCGACTGGCTGAAGCACCAGCTGATGGCCGAATGCGTCTATGCCGCCACCTACGCCATGCGCGACCCACAAGGCAAGACCGTGGCCGACATGTTCCCCATGCTCTTCGATTACGATGACGACGACGAGCCGCCCATCACCGAGGAAGACGTTGCCGACTTGCAACAACTCATGGCCACTATCAATGCAGAAGCCGAAGGGTAGTTCCTTCGGCTTCTGCTATTATCTTCTTACCATGTGCCAGTCATGGGGTTCTCCCATGTCTCGCTGATACTCACGTCGAGTCCTCCGGCACTCCCGAACAGGTTACCCGAGTATTCCGTCGCCCTGTTGCACTTGAACGGTGCCCCTGTTATATTCGCTGATCCCAGCACCTTGCCGTCTGCATCCGTGGCCGTCACTTCAACGTTCGTCACCCATTCATCGGCTCCGCTCACACCGAAGATGCTCACGGACATCTGTCCGCTTGTCCCGATATACGACGCCGGCACGCTCACCGTCCGCGTCTGCTTCTTCGCAGTCACGGCATCGCCCGTCACATAGTCCAATCCGTAGTACCAGCGGTCGGGCGTCACATTCACCGCGCTGCAGCCTGTCGGCACTTCGTCCTGTATCGTCAGGCGCAACTTCGTGGCCACGCGGTCGAGCGTCACGGCCCTGTTGCCGTTGCTGGTATTTACAACCTCCACCTCGTAGTCCTTCCAGAAGGCATCCCTGGGCGTGCCCCAGGTGATGGTGTGCGCTTCTTCATCTACTGTCGGTTCGTCGCCGCGAGAGGCAACGAAATAGACATGGTGGCTCCCGTATGACAATGTTATCGTCGGCTTGCCCCAGTCGGCATCCTCTGCCGTCTGATGCACTGATTGCATACACTTCCCGTCCACGTAGTCATAGACCCATAGATCGGTCATAGACTGTCCGTCGGCTTGCAGGTAGCCGCGAGTGAACGTCGCCGCGCCAAAGTCTCCTTTCACCATAAAAGTGAATCGCTTCGATGGGCTATCTTGCGATTCTTCTTCCAACGCCTCTCCGTTAGCATCGTCAAGCACAGGTTTTTCACAGCCGCACATAAATGCAGCGGCCCACGCCATCAATAAAATTCTTTTCATACAAGCATTATTTTAGTTTGTCAAACTCCCCATATACATCCTGAGCCAGCACCTTTGCATATCGTTGCGTCTGCGTTATCTTCGAGTGCCCCAGCATCTTCGACACCCTCTCCAACGCCACGCCCTCATGTAACGCCCATGTGGCGAAGGTATGACGTCCGACATGACTTGTCAGTCGCTTAGTAATGCCCGTTTCTTCCGCGATACGCTTCAGGTTCCTGTTGTAAGTCTGTACAGCCACATGTGGCAGCGAGCCGCCATAGCGTTGCGCCACAGCCAATGCCTGAGGCAACAGCTGAACGTAGTACGCGACACCAGTTTTAACCCTTTGTCCTGCCATCAGCCACCGCTCACCTTCATGCCGGCACTGTTCCAGCGAGAACGCTTGCATATCGCTGTATGCCATACCCGTGTAGGCCTGAAAGACGAACATATCCCGCGCAGCAGCCAGCATTGTACCCTTACTCAAGGTAAGTCCCTCAATCCTTGCCAACTCTTCCTTCGTCAGAAACTCCACCTTCTCGACGTCGCCACGCTTAATCTCTCCACGCATACGGTCGTACGGATTCGCTTTGATAAGGCCAAATTTCATAGCCCGGCCAAGCAACGCCTTAATGTCCTTGTGATAGTTCCTCACCGTTGCTTGGCTGATATACTCCACAGGCCTGCCAGCCTTTACCTCCGCGTCCGTCTGATGCTTATTGATGCCGTGCAGAAAAGCATCCCATTTATGCACATTCTCAACTGACAAGTCCGACCATTTCCGCATGACACCCGACTCAACCAGAGCGGCCACCGACACCCTATAATGCGCTGCCGTCCCTTTCCGCACGCCCAGCTTGCCAATCTCATTCTTCATCCATTCCAGCATATCTTCAGCATCCTTGACCTTACGCCGGGAGTCAGGCGAGAACACCAACTTTCGAACCTCCCCAAAATTGATGTCATCTTCCGAACTGTCTGCCAGCCGTTCATTCACAATTCTGTCAACCCGCGCCAGCATGATGCTTAGCCGCTCATTCTTTTCAACACAATCCTCACGCCCGACAATCTGCCCGAATTTCCATTCGCGCGGGCGCACGCTCACGCCAGTATTTATATAGTACGCGCGTCTGGCAATCGTTACACGCACCTCTATCGGGGCCGACCCGTCCTTGGCGAACCGTCCCCGATGATTATATATTATTGCAGTCTTTATCATAGTAATTTTCAATTTTTAGTTATACATCATAAGTGGGGAAACATCTGGGGAAGCATTGGGGAAACATTTGCTACATTAAACCATTTCAAACCATCCTAAGCCATTTTTGCATATCTCCAAGAATCTCGCCAAATCCCCTTTGTTTATCGGCACCGCCACCATTTTACGGCGGTGCCCGAATCTTCGCATGGTGATTCCGTCGGGACTCGAATAAATAAAGCATAATGTTAGTGTTTATGGGTGTTTGCGAGGTGTTTCCGTTTGATATGGGGAAACATTTACTCTTTTTTCTGGCTCAGCTGCGCCAATGGCGAAGGGGTAGCGGGAGAGGTCCGAGGCGTTGATGTTGGCGATTTGACGCTCCAGTTCGAGGATGCGGGCGTCACGGGCGTGAATGATGACATCCTTGTCGGCAACTGTTTGTTCGAGGGCTACGATGCGGGCTTGCTTCTCGGCAATGATAGTATCTTTGTCGGCAAGGCGGTCGGACATTTCTTGCTTCAGACGGTTGGTGAGTTCGGCGTAAGCGGCGATGGCGGCGTTGATTGCGCTGGAGGCATCGACGGGCGTAGGGGCAGGGACGGCATTTGCCGAATCCAGTAGCGGCGGATTGTCACCATTAGGTTTCTCAAATACAAGACGCTCTTCAGGGTGCTGCTTATAGTAGGCCAAAT